TTATTTTTCAAATAGCTTGTATTTATTAAATAAGTAGACTACAAGGTCAATTATCAGGGAAAAAATCTTCTCTTCAAGAAACTCAGGAATCCCGGGAATATCGACAACCGCATTCACCATGCTAATTACCTGTTCTTTTTTATTTAATCCCTGGCCTGCGCCGAATTCCTTTTCTGCTGTCATTACAGCATCAACAATAACGTCAAATAATTTCATAATAGGGCTCCTTCTGGTTTTTATCTACGCCTAAATGTATAAAATTTCTGGTTTTATACCAGATTACTTCATTAAAAAAGCCTGTTTTCACCGCTAAAATAAAAACATTTAAACAGCCGGTATCTAATGGGGATATGTCTACAGCTGTTGCTGCTCTTCCTTCGCAAATGTGGCAGGAATTTTTTTTACCTTCAGCAGCTTGATTGTGTTTAATACACCGACATCCTGATGTCACTTCTAGCCTACTGCCCAGTAAATAGCGAAATACTTCAAGTTTCATAAGAAAAAGGTTGTCATAATTAAGTTTTCCGCAGCCGCATTTGCATTTCAGTTCATATGCCTGAAAATTCTGTGTTCTTAACATTACGGTCATATTAGTTTAATACTCTCCAATCGCTGTTTGCGTAAATTTTAATAATATTGCCGCTGGTAGTGTCGTTCCAAATATCACCTTCCTGCGGACTATCGGGTGTGCTTGATCCACTGCCCCGCCAACGACAATAAACACCTGATGCCCCGGCGTTTACAACATTTTGGATAGTAGCTTTTTTGCTTACTGGTGTGCCTGCTGGATCATCAATCACAAGCATTAAATCTGATGAACTCACGCTTGTTAATTCATCTAATTGAGTTATTTTTTTATCAGCCATATATTTACTCCTTGGTCACTCCTTGGTTATTCTTTCGTAATTTTCCGTTAAAATTCGGCCGGAAAGGTCTTCCAGGTATATATATTCTGTTTGCTCGCTATGCCCTATTTCCGTAATCAGCAAGTAAGGAAGTCCTAGCCCGTTGAATCTATCGCCCACCGTCAATACTGGTCCACTGGTTTTTGGCCCGATATGTAAAGCTAGAGAAAACGGAGTTAAGCTTGATATATCTATTGCAGTTGATAGCTGCATGAAATGCCCGGAGCTTGATCCGGTATTCGGAAGCCTTATTCCATTCGCAGCAATACAGCTTCCATTTTTATAAAGCGCCAGCACTGCATTTGTGGCTATATCTGTATACACTGCAGGGACAATTGCATCAATTTTAACTCTTGCTTTTGAGTTCTTTGGTGTATAAACACAGTTTAGAATTACCTCACCTTCATCAATCCAGGGAGTTGTACTATCAAATGGTATATTATTGGTGATGTTTTTCCCAGAAATTGTGACCAGATCCGAAGTTATGACCTCTGTGTAAATGTGATTATGCTTGATATTTATGCTGTTACTGGATCCTCCCGCGCTGGCAGCATAAATTTCACTAAACCCTTCAAAATCATTATTTTTAAATATATATCCGTCATTTCCTGAAACATCATCCAGAACAACAGTGTCATAAAAGCCTTTAAGTTTATTATTTTTGCAGACAAAATCACCGCAGTTTTGAATTGATACGAATTTTGTGCCTTTTTCGATAAAGTTATTCTGAATCAGCAAATTGTCAGCATTGACCGCCTTAATAAACCACGGATCAGGGGCATTATTAACACCATTGAAAAATTTATTATTTAAAATTTTACAGTTAATTGTATTAGTAAAGCTCTTAAAATATGTTGCAAGATTCTTAAAAATACAATTTTCAATTATCAGCCCATCAATAATCTGGGAAGAACCACCATTAGCAGTAGAATCAATATATCCAAGGTCGGCTGTAACTGTATCAATAATACAATTCCGAACGATATTATTACAAGCAGAAAGAGTTCCATCAGCGCTTAAGTCCACACATCTTATTAGTTGATTAATATTTTTAAAAGTAACGTTCTCAACAACATTATTGTTGGAAATAGGAACAAAACTAACACCATAACCTTTATAATTTGTAATTATACCATTTCTTACAACATTATTGCAAGAACCTGTTACATGTGATTCATTACCAAATTTTATGGCCTCTATGTGTGAATCAATTATTTGATCCCCGCCAACAATAGTGAAACCATCCACAACATTGCCGTATTCATCGCCGCCATGGAAATCAATATCAGACTTACGGCAGTTTACTGAAATAACATTATTAAACCTGTTATGGCTTGCACCTCTGAATGCCAGGAATGAATGCCTGCAGCCTCTTGCATAAGCATTGTTATGAGAACAATGATTGCTTCTATAAAAGGTAAATCCGTATCCTTCCGCTGCACCAGTGTATCCCGGAGGATAAATAGCACAGTTATATGTATGGCAATTAATGGCTCTATCTATTCTAAAACCATGGCCTTTGCTTGTATAAGCCCCTTCGTTTTCAACAACGCAATCCTGAATCCAGCAATCTTTTGCATAAGCTATGACAAATGCATTTATTGTAAAAGTATAAGGTTCAGCAGTATAATTGACTTTAGCACCTCTAATACTGGCATTTTCCACCATATTCATTTTGACAATGTAAGCTTTATAAGACGTTTCATAATCATGACACAGGGCATTTTCAAGATTTATAGTAGTGTCAGTGATATTAATAATTTTATTGACTTCATGCCGAAAAGTATTTGTTGAAGTTCCAGTAATGTCAGACGGAGTTTTATCATCTCCAAAAAAGATATAATCTCCGATTGTGAAATTAGTAGCGTTAGCTACCGTGATTGAAGTATTGCCGCGGTTGGCATTGGCGGAAAGAGTTGTGAAGGTTTGAAAAGTTATATATGTCCTGTCAACAACGCTGAAATTCTCTTCATAATCCCCCGTCGGATATTCTGCTTTAAAATTGTATTCAAGGTCTTCCTCAATTGTAATGTTATTATTGCCAACATCAACGCTGGCTACAATTGCCTCCTGATATTCTACAGCTTCACCGTTCCCATCGGACAATCCTCTTATGATTATTCTGTCCCCTACAGAATAACTACTTGCAAGGGATTCAGCGCCTGTTCCGCAGTATATGGTTTTTGTGCCTATTGTTAAATCAGCGCGAATTTGAGGCAAATTCTCAGAAGGAGTTTCTGCAAATCCGCCATATATTCTTATTTGTCCATATTGCCCGAGAAAAACAGGGCATTTAAAGTTAACATGCACATTAGATTTAACGTTAAGGGAAGCATTAATATAAACCCCGCTTTCCTTTGCGTCAACATTAAGAGTTCCTCCTGCCTGTGCAGCAAGATTATCAATTAATTTTTGTAAGACCCTGGTTTGGTCGTTGTCAGTATTTCCCTGTAATGTAATATCAGTAACAGCAGTATCAAAAGTGTTTGTACCGGCTATTACATCAATACTAGGAGCAACACTGCCCTGAGTATCATTGTATAAGTTTTCATTATATTCTTTGCAAGTAACTTCAATCTGGCCTTCTTGCAATTCATTCATTGCAATAATACGAAAAAGCTTTGCAGAATAGCCCATTATGGTTGAACTTACATCAATAATATCCCCGACAGTTCTGTCAAGCCCTTCTTTTGTAGTGCTAAAAGATATAAATTTATTTGTAGTAGCGGATTCATTGAGGTAAAACCAGGCCAGCCTGGACGCTTGTTTAAAATTAGTGATTCCAAAAGCTTCAACTGTTTTAACAAGGGGCTGTTCATTGCCATAGGCAGGTAATTCAGCAACCGCATAAACACGTGCATATTCATTTTCAGGGTCAATGAACTGGACTTTAATTATGTCATACTTATTTTCCCTCGGAGTTGTCCAGAATTTTTCAGAACCGGCTATAATATTTGAACCGTCAAAACTCTGAACACTAGTGCCGGACTGGTCTATTTTAAGATGTATTTTCCCGTCCTGATACAGTATGTAACCCCTGCAAACAAGCAACATGGCATTTAGCCAGTCAAGACGTGACTGCTTAGCATCAAGAACAAGATTAAGAGTAAATCTTTTTTGTCCGTCCACGAGAGTATCGCAGTATATAGCAGCATCAATAAAACTTTGTATATCTATTTCACCGTGAGAAAGCCCTACTCCGTTATAACAGGTTAAAAAGTCCAGTATGCACCAGGCCGGATTATTGCTGTATTGCACGCCGTAGGTTGATATATTGCTGTAAATCCTGATTTTCCTGCCTTCAATAATACAGGTTACATTAAAACCTGAATTGGAGAGAGTTTTAGAGGCCTGAGCAGTTATAGCAAGATAAGCATCATACTTTAGCCCGCCAACTACTGCTGCTTTATTTTCCTGCGTTGCTCCCGGAATACTCGAATCTATGCTTTGTGTTCCATTTCCATAATAAGCAGTATAAGAACACCCTGAAAGACTTGATATATCTTCATCATTAAGTTTTACAGAACTTATGCTGCTTATTTCACCGTCACAAAAACACACAATTTGCCTGATACTAGATGTGTTTTCGCCTGTTTGCCATATTTTATTTCCTGCAGCTTTTACTTGTCCATAAATTATTGGACGGGGTAGCAGGTTTGACACCTGGGTCTGTAATTTCCCGAATGTATAGGTAGGGCTAGCCTCTCCGCCATCTATAGGGCTAGTTTGCTTGTTAGTAAGTGCGTCGATAACTGTGTACACAAGAGCTACAACTCGAACAGCTCCTGCAGCAGCAGCAAAAGTAGCTACAGTTGCTGATGCTCCTGCTATAGCGCTTCCTATTGTTGCTATTGCTCCAATTATTAATTGTGCCATTTATAACAACCCTTTAAGTATTTTTTGTAACCTGAAAGTCTTGATATTCTTAGTTTATGCTTTTTACAGCAATGGAAAAAGTTTCCATTTCCTGCATATATGCCGAAATGAAAACTGTTTAACAGTTTAAAAACCAATAAATCCCCGGCATTAAATTCTTCTATTTCCCTAAAATGCCTTTTAATCAGTGGAGTAAAATATTCTTCATCATAAATAAATTCATACTTTGGGATTTCAGGATAAAGCAAATAAACCGGATACAGGCAGTCAAGTTTTTCGTCAATACTGCCTATATTTTGGAATAAAATGTTTATGTTCATCCCTTAATCACAAGCTCCTGAGGGATACTTGGATACCCGCCAAACCTTATTTCATTACTTCTTGCCTGGCATGAAGTAAAAGTTTTATCACACGTAGTTTCTCCGCCTGAATACTGACATCTTGAATCCTTGAAAACCCACTGACAGTTGACATCATAGGTTGTATTAGGGCTCTGAGTTGAATACCCGCCTAATATCCTTTCCACATCAAAAGAGAACTCCGTTTCTGTGAGTTGGATATTATTAACAAAACCTTCAAAAATATTGACAGAATCGCCAACAATGTTATTTAGATTATCAAATATAACTTCCTCAATAACACATATTGAATTTGTAAGAACGTCTCCTTCATTAGCAATAATGCTGCTATAAGCCTGGTTAATGTTGCTGATTTTTATATTAACCTTTTGTGGGCCGCCCTCCATCCTGCTTTCGATCTGACCCCTTTTTACCATAGCGGCGATGTAGGTATTCTCGCCATACTCAAAGCTGGAAAGTGTATCGTTTTCTATTATTTTTATTACATCCCGGGTAGCATTGTTAATAGTTATAGTCAACAATATACGCGTTTTAACTTCACTTGCAGCAATCTCAATTTTTTGATTGCTGTCTAAACCTTTTGACATAAAAAATTTCCTTATTTAACTTTAAATACTGATTTTAATGCCTTATATTACAATCTCTTCTTTTTTCGTCCCATTTCCATTTATATTTCAAGCAATTTTCCTTGTTGATTATTATTCTTCCGTGCTCTGTATTTATTTCTAGGCCTTCAGTACATCTCCCGGTATCAAGACAATAATCTTTATCATTAAACCAGTAAGATTCTAAGAAAATCACAATAACTGTTAACAGTGCTAAAATTAAACATAATAGGATTAAAAATATTTTCATATATGTAATTATATTATAATTTTAGATTCATTTTACCAATATTTCTTTTTTAATTTGTCGGGTCTTCTATGCTTGAGTATATCCCCGCAACTTCCAGTCGGATATTTTCTCCCCAAATCCCGTCCTTCTCAATTAGCTTCCTGATCTTTTAGTCTTTTATTATACATTTATCTTCTGTGTAGTCCCAAACCCCACCCATTTCTGCACAATCCACAAAATCAAATTGTTTTATTACAGATGGTAAAAAATCAGGACGATAAAAGTGTAACTGAAAATACAAAGTAAATAATATTAAATATATTATTTTGATATAAATTTTTGTCTTAGTAAATAATATCGCCCAAATGCCAGTTATCAAAGATACAGATACTATTAAGTATAGAAATACCTGCCAATCAAACTTTTCAGGTCTTACTATTAAACTAACTGCTATTATTGAACTAAAATATCCTGCAAAGAAAGTAAAAAACAAGCACAAGCAAGTTTTTAAAATTATAAAAAATGCTATAAAAAAATTTTTCATAACGCAATCATAGCATGCCAACTACCAATATTTCTCCTTTAATTTATCTGGTCTTCTATGTTTTAACAGTTCACCAGGGCTTTTCGTCGGATATTTTCTCCCTAGATCTCTTCCTTCCCTATTTGCTTCTTGATCTTCATCTGAGTCTTTTAAAGTTTCTTCTAATGTCTTTTTCTCTACATAAAGATTATCATAATAATCAGCAAGTTCTTTTAAATTACTCAACCCTTCTGCTATTTTAGAACCTAAAATTCCTTTTTGCGCTGCTTCGCAATTAGCCTTTGCATGATAATATTTATCAGTTCCTCCAAGCCCTTGCTCTTGTGCTTCAAGAAGAGCAAAATAATTAGAAATAAAAATTCCTATAGTCCTTGAAAGTGTATAAAAAGGATTAATTAAACTGCGTATATCATTTAACAACCTCACTACATCATCTAAATCAATCCCCGAATACTCTTCCTCTATCCTTTCTATATCGTTAATTTCAATTTCAACTTCAAATTTCAGGCTTTCCGCATCGCCGATCATCTCTTCCATTTTATCTAAACACTCTATGCAGTAGTCGCACACCTCCCCCTCTACTTCCCTTAAAATACATTTACAATTCGGGTGTGGCTTATCAGGAATTTCCTCAATTGTCTTAAATTCTTTTTCATCTAATTCACCGCAAGCAGCACAGGCATTGTCGCTTGACCCCCAAATATATTTTTCAATTATTTTTTCATCCATAATGCCATTTCCTCTTGTTGGGTTCTTAAATTGTTATAGATTTTATTTATGTTTTTCTCGGTGTTTATAGTCTTATCATTTTTAGTTTCAAAAATGGTATTATTAATCGCTGCTCTTCTGATAAATTTATTTATGAGCCTTGCAGTGTAATTTTTACATATATAGCCGAAAGAAGCATAGGTTTTTTCTCCTAATATGCCGTCTTCTTTTAAAGGACGCTTTTCTTCAATCAAAGAATCCTTCCTCCCTTTGTTTAACATATTTATTGCTTTTTGTAAGTCTTTGATGGCTTGTTTTTCGCCAACTTTTGCCACATGTTTTTTAAAAAATTTTGTAACCTCTTGAATTTTTTGATACTCATCTCGTCCCATTCCCACAACTTCTTCACGGATATAACTCATCACCCATTCACCTCCACAAGCGTCACCTGAAACTTGTTATATCCAAGTGCAAGATGTTCAAAATTCAGCTCATCATGGTCAAATCTGACCGTGTATTGCTGGTTATCTCCACCCATGTTTTCTCCTGTTATTGAATGCGTTGCCTGCCACGTCCAATAGAATGCCTCATAGCGGCCTTTTCTTGCATTAAAAAACGCCATTATGGCGTTGGAGTCAGTTTGGTTTTTATCAAATTCCAGCACCCACTTTTTTTTGGCATTTGTCCACATATTGCGGCGCTGCTCGCCTCCTGAATACACTTCATCAATGATGGTATTCCAGCACGAGCTGATCTGATAGGCTCTTTTGTATTGATAATTAAATGTAGCTGTCATTTACGCACCCCTTACCGCGTTCCTGAGTGAATTATTAGTCTGCACGCCTTCAGCAACCATAGAAAAGAATTGCCTGCTGTGCCTGTTCAATACATCAAACACTTCCTGGGCAGAAGCCCCGGTCGTGACCTGCGGGGCATAAACATAATTTGATTGTCCTCCTCCGCCTTGCGCCTGACCATTGAGCATTTTAAACAAGTTTGCTTGCTGACCAGGGTTAAGAATCATCTCAGAGCCGTGCGCTATTACCGGAACAGGCTGGGAAAATGACCCCGGCACTACTCCACCCTGGTCGAAGAATAATCCCCCGATTCCTCCGAGTATTTTGCCAAAAGTACTGCCCCCTCCGCTTTTTCCGGTGTATGTAGAAATTTGGGTTTGCACAAAGTCAGTGGCAATTGTGCGGGCTGTTTCTTTTAAAATGTCTTTTAAAGTAGTGGTACCTTTTACGAGCTTTGTTACATTATTTATAAGGTTATTGTCAAAGGTTTTTTTGAACTCATAACCTGTTTCCGAAGTTACAGACCTGATTCGTTTCATACTATCTTCAAGTTCAACAAAATTCCTTGATAAATTTTTCAAAGAATCCATTTCAAAATTTTCAAACATTTTTTTACCTCCTTTTACGGCTCCATCAACTGTTCAAACGCCTCAGCATTTGACTGCTCAGTGTTTCCAAAATATTTAGACATTAATGCATTCAGCTTTCTCGGTGTCAGTCGCCAAAATTCCCTCTCTTCTATCCCCAGCAGTACCGTGGCGCAATAATACATCCACACCCAGTCCCAACCCTGTTTATTCACTTTTCGGCATTGCCTCGGTAATAGCCTGATTAATTAACTCGCCAACTGCCTTTATATTCGACAAGTCAAACATTTTTCCAATATCTTTTTGCGTTAATGCTTCATTTTCATGAAGAAGCCCTGCTCTCAATACATTAATAATTGCTTTTACGCTGCCTTCACATAATGCATTCATTGCTGCTTCCACGGAGCCGTAAATTTCCTCAAGCTCTGCAAAGGCATTAAGGTCATAGTGTAGGTGATATGTTTTCTCACCTAATGTTATTGGTATTTTTTTCTGCCTGATGTCGGATAAATTACTCATAATTTAACTCCTATATTGCAACTCCTATATTGCCCCAAACGGAATCTCAATCTCAATTTTATCTCTGTGGCTATCAATTCTTGCCTTAAGCTGCTGTAAATTTTTTATATTAGAAGGTTTATCTACTTGATCATAAAAATGCTTGTATGAATTAGGTTCCCCATCCAGAATGCCATATAATATTGCCTTTTCATAACCCATTTTTACTGCAAAATCTAATGCAAAAGATGCGCTCATAGATGTTTTTGTTAACCCTACATTAGATTCTAAGGGAAAATATGGCTTATAAATCGTATTTTCCCTTTTATAAACACAGTTACCGAATTTAGCATTGTTTATCCATAGCCAGTAGTCGGTCTTATAATAGAGAGGGAACGCATTAAGCCCTAGGGTATTATGTCTTTCCAAAAGCTCAGGAACCTGCTTTTCTATTTGCAAAATCCTTTCTGAACACCCAAAAATTATAATAGATTCAGGAATGTCTTTGTCCTCCTGTTATTTATATAAAGGAAAAGACACAGGGATTTATCGCTCCCTGCGTCATAGTAAGGTGCGCTATTACGCACGGGAACTAGCTAATTTGGGAGGAGGTTTCGTTAAATACAATTGACTTGATCTGGCCGTCGTTAATTGTTCTGATGGCTTTTGCTGCAAATTTTATGGATGCGAAGCCATCCTCAATGCTGTAATCCAGACTCTGTATCTTGCATTTTTTGAACTGGATATGAATATCGGCCACATCACCAGCGTCTGAGTGTGCTTTTGCCGAAACTATTTCCAGCTTAAAATAGCCGGGCAAATCGTTATAATCCAAATCATAGGTCTGTGCCTGGTTAGGCGTGGTTCCTGAAGCTGTTACCCCTCCGCCTGTAAATATGTTCAGGACATCCATAGGTACACGCGCAATTGTTCCACTCACGTCAGCTGACTGTAGGACGGATTCCAGTGCCTGAACCTGGTCATCGTGTTTGAGTTCATAGTTTTCCCTGTTTTCCGTAATGCTAAGGTCTTTAATCGGAACATCATACAGTGTTCCGTAAGTTAATGAGACTGCGGTGTCAGCAGTAACTGCGGCAATTTTGCAGTCGGAAATGCCGCGAAAAGCGGCTGTTTTACTTATTGCCATTTTTTTCTCCTTTTATAATGAATAATTCTCGCCCGGAACAACAAAAACTAGCGAATACCGCCAAATTCCAGCATCCTCAGTTAAAAAACTGACTTTTGCCGGATACATCCCCTGAAATCCTGTCAAAGCTGAAATTATAGCCTCTATATAGTTATAAGCCCCGTTTTTGTCCCTCAACCCTTTTATCATAAGAGTTAAGTTAAATTCCAGATTTGCTGTTTGCTGTATAAATCCTGCTTCATTTGGTGAGCTGTAGCTGGCTCCCTGAAAGCGAACCAGCACAGCGCCTTTTGGATGAAGCAGTTTATATTCAGAGGGATTTTCCGGGAATCCCTCGACCTTGAGTTCTGTTATACTGCTTTGCAGTTGGCTTATAATGTCGTTTTCAATCGTTAAGATAGCCATGCGTCATATTCATCCCATTTTTCTTTATTAAAATATTTATTAACAGAAGATGAGGTGGTGTCCTTGTTTGTTTTAAGCGCAGGATTATTAAATGCGCTGGTATTTTCCACCCCAAGGTTAAATGCCCCCTTTTGTATATCCTGAAGGGTTTTTATTACTTCGTAATATTTTTTTAGTATGCTATCAGGTACTTCCGTATATAACCTGCGGCTGTATAGCCTGTATACAACAAAATCCACAGCTATATACTTCAGTTCATCAGGAATTGACGCGAGAGGGAGGTCATACCTCCCCCGTAAATAGCCGTCTATTATATTATCAACATAGCTGATAGCGTCTGTTATTTTTGTTGTATCGACAGTATCGCCGCCGGAATCATTGGTTAACTGCACCAAATCATCATTAGCAATAACTGCCTGTATATCACTTGTTGAACAGTAGCTCATATTAACTCCTTTAAACCGTCATCCTGAACTTGTTTCAGGATCTTTCCAGTGTGGCTGTAACACCCTCCCCCTACCCCCTCCCTTAAGGGAGGGGGTTTAGGTTTGGGTAAGGGCTTCGCCCTTACACCTAATTCCATTTTATAATTTATAGGGTGGGCTTTAGCCCACGCGGCAATAAACGCCGCAAATAATAACTATTTATGTCAATATAGTATCCTTGAACATATATGCAGCCTCAGCACAAACCTGTAACTGGTCACGAAGTTCGCCGACTTCATAAACATCCTGGTGGTTTGATGCCTCTCTCCATTTCATTATTCTTTCATGCTCGCCGCCTTCTTCATCATCGAATCTATCGTTAACAATAAGACCTGCTGACATTACCCGTAATCCAAGACGTTTTGGATATGCGTATAATATTGCCATACCTTTATTTGCGTTGATTTGCCATACTCTTGATGCGGTAAATTCCGTCCCTGCTTTGGTTTCTTTGGCAATATTTTCTATTACTGAAGGAACAATAACTTTGTCAATTTTTAAAATCCTGGCTAATAGGTCAGGAGTGATTGATTCAGCAGAAGTGTATTTTATCTGGTCTTTAATATCAGAAATTTCAACAACTTCATCAAAGGTTAAATCATCCATTAACAGTCTGATTTCCATATTGGCGCCAGATGCTATGCCTTTTTCTCTTAAGGTTTTTAAAGCTTTTTTTAGATCTGCCTTAAAAGTGTTTGTTCCTGCAGTAGAAGCCCAGGCTCCCTCTGCATCTTCTCCTCCTGCCACTCCGTCCGCCCAGGTTGCCGCTGTAATAAGGGAAGCAACTTCTGATTCCCTTTTAAGCATTACTTTTCTTTTTGCCAGCTCAACTGCTTCAATATCAGGCTGAAGCGGCTGTGCAGATTGTTTTTTTGCATTTCTTCTTAATTCGTCTGTTATAGGCACTGCAAAAGCTGTTTCTACTGTGCTGAAAGTAACTTCTGTAGTTTTAAAGCCGCCTCTTTTTGCTTCCCCGCCTTCTCCACGTACATCGGCATCATTTCTGAAATAGTCGGAAGCGAGATATTTTGTGATTTTCATTGTCGGCGCATTTGCCGGGAGAACAGGGAATACCTGATCTGCGATAAATTCCGGGGTTTGATAAAATATTGAAGCGTTTCTTAGTGCGCTTGCTGTAACGATATTTTTTCCTATGACCATATTAATTCTCCTTTAATTTTTATCTATTGTTTATGCTTTTGCCACTGGCTTACTGCCAAGAGGAGTTAATAACACGCTGGCCAGGTCATCTTCTGCTCCTGATGCACCTAATACTATTCCACAGCATGTTACGTTATCTGTAGTAGTAGCCTGAGCTTTTCCACAGTCTGATGTGCTGACAAATTCAGCGTTAACAAGTGATCCTTCGTCGATGGCTGCATTTGCTACAACCTTGGAAATCCCTAGAATTCTTACGGTTGCTTCTTCGTCTGCTCCTGGCGCATTTTGCAGGACGCCTATAGGATAATCCCCTATTGCGTTCATAAGTGCAACTTTACCGTTTGAGTCGATTATTATGAAATGATACTGATAATTGCTGAGATCCTCAGCTGCTTTAAAGCTGAAATCTAATACTGGTGAACTTTGAAATGCCATTTTAAAATCTCCTTTTTTGATTAATTACTATATTTCCTGCGCTGCCTTGGTCGCCAGGTCAGGATATTCAACTTGTACCAGGCTCAACGCATCACTGAACCTTATTTGTTTTTCTTTTGCCTTTTCTACAGCAAGAATATTCAATTGCTCAGAAGCTTTACTGCCTGAAATTTTCTCTTCTTTGACCTTTTCGCCAAATTCCACAATTTTCGGCTGTTTTTTTAAATATTCCTTAAATTTAACCAGGGTATTAGTCCTGCCATCAGAAAAGTTATATTCCCCTGTTTCATACAATGCTTCCATTAATTCCACTACATTATTTTGAAGCTCTGACACGATTCGTCCTTCTGAATGCAGCTTCCCCGCAAACTCTTTAAATTCTGCCACTCTGTTTTTCTTCTGCTCAGCCCTGAGCTGAGCTCTTAATTCGTTAATTTTTCTGTCTTTTTCAATCATTTGATCTGCTCCCCTTGTCGGCGTACTAAATTCTATAGTTATATTGTCTGTTTCATTAAATTGAATATCTGCTAATCCTTTAACAGCAGGTGGAATCGCTCCCAAAAATCCCACATGCCTTAGTGTAAAATCAGGATAAAGGCTAATGGAGCGTTTTTTATACATCCCATTTTTAACTGCGTCAATAAATTCCGGCACAAGCTGCTTAAACTTTGCAAACAATACCCTGCCATCTGTCTTAAGATCCTCCACCCAGCCAAAAGCAGGAGCATTTTCCTTAGGATGGCCAATAACTACAGGCGCTTCATGTTTTTTTGCATTGTACTGGTTTACTATTTTTTCAAGGTCACTCTCAGTCCAATCCCTGGTATTTCCGACTGAATCGGTCTGTTCTCCAGCCCTAAAGATTTCAACCCACTGATTTTCGAAATAATTCATAATTTAATCTCCATTTGATAAGCTTGACTGCTATTGCAATACAACGTTGCCATAGGGTGGGCTTCAGCCCACGCGGCAATTAATGTAATTTTGTAGGGGCAGACTCGTGTGTCTGCCCTGGTTTATTTTTAATCTTTTTTTAATAGCAAAATGCTGAAATTTGCTTTAAAGTTATGAAAAGGTAAACAAGGAAAAGAAAATGTTAACCGTTAGTGCTGTTTCCTCAGCAATACAACCACATATAGTTGCTTTTAAAGCCACAGATAAAAAACCTGAAACATACCCCGAGGCTGCTATTGCTTCGCTTATTATTCCGGGATCAGGACAATTTATAAAAGGTGAAAATGAAAAAGCATTAATTGATATAGGAACCTGGGGCGGTTTATTGGCGGTTCATCTTGCCCTCGGAAAGAAAATTTCCAAAGATATTAAAGTTAATTTAAAAGATATTGTTAAAGATATTGCGGAAAATGGTTTTAGGCAGGAATATTTTAAATCAATCTATAGGAAAGCCTCAAAAATTCCACTGCTTTCATCCGTTATAATGTGGGTTGCCGGCCCTGTTCACCATATTCATTCTGCAATAGACGCCTATCACAATGATGACTGGTAAACTTTTGTAAACTAATTTTCAAAAATATGTCAATTTTTCATATTCACGAGACTTATAATTATAGGAAGATAAAAGTAAGGGGAAGGAAAAATGACAACAATTAATTCAATTCCATCTGTCACACAGCCAACACCACAACAGGAAAGCAAAAAAAGCTTTGGCACTAATTTTAATACGGCTATGGCGACAGGTGGTACAGTTGGATTCGCAGCCGATATCTATTTAAACTCTTCAAAGGCTGTCCCCAAGAGTTATTTAAAAAAAATAGAGAAAATTATAAAAGAATTGCCAAAACAAGGTGCTGAACAGTTAAAAGAAGCATTAGGACAGGCTAAGGATTCTTTATCGAAAATTGTTGGTCAAAAATACGATCTTCTACCTAAAATTATGGGTACTGCAATAAGAGATGATGCAGAAGCAGCATTAACTCCATTAACCAAGGTAAAAGGCTTGCCTAAAGAAGTGGAAAAGCAGGTTTCAAAACTAGCTAAAATAGGTGAAAACGCTACAGATAACCTTGATGTTCTAAATAAAAAAGGGTTTGGAAAAGCTGTTATAAATGGTGTACTTAAGCAGACAAAGTTCGCCATAATTGGTACAGGCGTGGCACTTGCCGGATTATTAGGTTATCAGGCAATAAAAGATTCAAAAACCCCAAAAGCATAAATAACATATTTATTAACCAAAACCCCTCCCCGTCAGCGATAAAAACCGCAGGGTAGGGGTTTTGGTTTTTTTAGGTTTGTACTTATAAATAACAACATAATTGTTGTATGCATTCACAAGCTTAATGTTAAAATCTTTCATATTTCAAAATCCCTATCTGACAATCCATAATTCGTAATGTAATAAGATTTAGAAAACTTAATACCTTGCTTAACAAGTATCTCATCCCGCTCAGCAAGAGCCTTGTTAACCTCTTCCTCTGCAAACATAGAAAACTTGGGTATCTCGCCATAATTAAAATTAATCTCCCATATCCACCTGATTAACTGGTTATGCGCTCTCTCAACTATCTTTTTGTCTGAATAAACAATATCTTCCCTTACTCCTGCGTGAACTTTCCCTAACGCATAAGAGCCAGCTCCGCCCTGGTTGCCGTCAGTGGTGAGTGTTTGACCCAATACAGCCTTAGATATCGCATGATCACACGCATTTATTAAATTTTCATATAAATCCGACCTCGAGCTTTTTTCACCCGGCTCAATAAATTCCAGCTTCGCATCATCGGAAATAACAGCAACCGCATCCTTTACCATTGCTTCAAGCTGGTCTTTCATACTTTCCCGCTCGGAATCCATGGTGTGCCGCGGCAGTTTTCCGATTATATAAGGCATTCCATACTTCTCAGTAAATGTAACCCACCATTTAAAACCGGATTTCTTGAATGTCACCGGCCAGAAACACGAACTCAATACCCTGTCGCCGTATGGGTTGTAGTTTTTATTGTGTATGTCGTTGTATGTAGGTGTTAAAAACTTCCTCTCCGGTAATTCTTCACCGCTTATGCAGTTATTAAGGGTTGAAAGCCTGAGTTTTCCGTCTTTGTCAAACAAAAACCACTCCTGATTTTTAGGTAAAAGATCAACAGGGAGGATATATTTCCCTACTTTTTCCCAGATAATTTCAATTGGCTGGAATCCGAACATCGGCGCATTTAATATCGCCGAGTTCAAAGCATCAATATCAAGGTCACTGTATAGGTCTTGTATAAGTTTAGCCTGTCTTGACTTAACCTTTCCCCTGTCAATTTCCCACAAGAGACTCAATGTGCCGGCTTTTCTTGAATTCACACACGCCCGCACCTGGGAATCTATCATTAATTCCCGATAAGTCCCAATATCCCTGCCAGAATTAGTAAGTATTTCGTCCGGGTCGGGAAGATATCCCATAATGAGGTTAAGGTCAAGGTTTTCGCGTTTTGCCAGCTCCTGCCCTAATGTTTTAGGAGCTTCTTTGTAATAACGCTTTGCGGGCTTTGATTTCTGGTTTTTGAAAAAGTCAAAAAACTTCATGTTTTCTCCTTAATATTTTTTTTAAAAATTTTTGTCTAAAAGTGTTAATTCTTTTTTTTAGGGTTTTTAGAACATATGTAAGTTAAAAATTTCAAATAGAGGTAATATTATGATTTCAAAATTAGGTTTTGGCAGTTCACCACAAATTACAGGAATGACTAAAATTGACGCAAAGATAAGAGATTTAGGCTTTCATCCCTCTAAATCCGATGAAGTAGTACCAGGACATATAGTTAAAAGCAGAGAAACTCGAGAACAAATATTAGTTACACATGATAATGGTAATGGCGACTGTTATGGCCATCCCATTGTTCCAGAAAAACTTGTAGTTATTCCAAAAGGAAGCCCTTACTACAAAGTAGTTGGAGAAATAAAAGTAAATACCACTCCTAACTACGATTCCTAAGCTTCTCTAATACCCCTCGCACACCCTCGACGCCCTGTCAATCTTTGCAGTAGTAATCTGTGCCACGCTTGATGCCCAGTTCAACTGCTCGAACGCCCCACCAGCCGCGTCCACCTGGTCATCATGGTAATTTGGCTGCGGGAATATCACGCATTCATCAATAAATGCCCGGTTCCATAACCCCCGGACAACCTTAACATTATTGTTTTCCACTGCCGCCGCAAAAGGCTGCACTCGTGTGATCTTGCTTCCGGTACTCCTGATACCTTTAAATGCAAACCCGTTAAGTATATTCCGGGCATAATGGCTAATTGTGTTAATCCCTGAGCTACCCGGCTCCTGCTCCATAAAGATTTCCACGCCTATACCGTCCAGTTCAGCAGTCTGTTTTATTAAATTCTCAATTCCTGCCGGGGAACTCTTTTCCCTGATAACATCCACAATCCAATACTGCCCGTTATAGGCACAAATCTTAACCCCTGCAGTAAAGTCAGCCCCGAACCTTTCCGATGCCGCCATATCCCAGTACCTGACAGTTCTGGCATTTTTTGGATAATCATCCACAATTTCAAATTTTTCGCGATGGAAAAAGTTACCCCCCGGCAATATATCCCAATCCCCGTCCCTGAGCTGCTTTCTTGTTACCGGGTCGAGCTCATTCAGGTTTTTTTCATATTCTTCCCTGTCAAGATAAGGGTTATCACTCAAACCTGCCGAAATAAAAACCCTGTCAGGTGTTTTTTCTTGAAAAAACCTTTTTTTTACCCAGTCATGTCCTACCCCGCCAGGATTAGATGCTGCTCTAAACCTTAAAGGAATTTCAGTTGTTATGGATTTTCTTATTCTTGAAAACAAGTAAATATATTGTGCTTCTGTAAACTGGGTTAACTCATCAAATCCCACAAAATGGAAGGCTGCACCCTGGTATCTATACTTGTCCCTTTCCGTATCAAGATAACCGAAGGTTAGAGTTGCACCGGATTTGAAAGTCCACTGTTTTTGTTGTGCGCACCATGTAGCGTCTTTTTTATCATCCAGCCAGGCATGCGCCATATCCATTAATGCGCACGGTAATGCGAGCTGAGAGTAAGTTCTTCTAAGCAATAATGCTTTGTAATTTGGCACATCCACATACATCAACGCCGCCATTAATAGCGCTACTGATTTGCCTCCCCCTGCTGCCCCGCCATAAAGCACTTCTCTTTTTTCATTAAGAAGAAATTTTATTTGTTTATTTGTTGGCCTAAATTTTTCAGGTATATATTTATTGTTATAAATTGTCTTAATCAGTGTAACCTTTTCGTTCAAGTTCATTTGTCAGCTCTTCAATTTCTTTAAAAAAATCTTTTTCAGGTTTGTCTTCTACAATAGTTTTATTTTCTGGCTTTATAAGCTCTTCAAGACCGGATAATTTCATTCTGAATTCAATAATTTTAATAATCTGGTCAGGTTTTTTGGCCTCTACTGCCACTTCCATTGCTGTGTTAAGGTCTTTAACAAGCTGTTCAATACTGTATATTTTGTTAACTTTAAGAATTTTTATATACTCAATTATTAAAGGCTTTTTCAAATATCTATATAGGCTGCCTTTAATTGTTGACTTTGCGTAGCCAGCCTTTTCCCCGGATTTTTTAACACTGTTTGTTTCAACATAACATTCGCAAAATTTCTTTTGCTTTTCGGTTAGTTCTCTTGGCAT